AAGAGCTCGCGGAAATGAAAAAGCAGCTGAGTAATTTTCAGCGTATGTTGGAATCAGGTCAAGGGCCGGGGCAGATTGGTAACAAGATTGTTGTGAAGGCTGTTGACGAGACGGCGCGGATCGTCATGGAAGATTACCAAATGACGGATTTAAAAGATAATATCCGTCACGGCGAAGGCGTTGCGCCAAAATTGCCCGGTCAACAACAAACGATGGCAGATAATTATTTTGGTGGCGGAGCCATGCAGAACGCAGGTATCAGCTCGAAGCAAGCCCAACTTCTTGGCCGTCGAGCCATTTCTGGAGCGTTCCGCAGTGCAGCATTAAACCCGGCGTCGATCCAGCTGCCCGATGTTAAAAACGGGCAGTCTGCGTTGCGGGTATTACGGACTGAACCAACAGGTAAAAAGTAAGGGGCTTTTGCCCCTTACTTCTTTTTATGGGCTTGAGCTTTAAGCTCTTGCTCTTTCGCTGCCGCTTCTGCACGGGCGATTTCGCGGCGCATGATACCGGCACGTAATTCGTCCGGATCGCTGACATCCACATGATCGACCAATTCGGACGGTGACATTGCGCCGATGCGTTGCAAGCTGAAGGCCAATTCCTTGGCGTCTTGCGAGAACGCTGGGGACGAAGAGTGCGAATCAACGGTAAGTGATACGTCATCCGGCAGATCGGCAAACGTAAACATAACCGGCACAAGACCTTTGGCTGGCGGGATCAAAACGGTTTCTTCTCCCGGCGAAGATGAATCTTCAAATCCAGCCGCGTCTTTCGGAACCCATGCCATCATTTTTTGACTGATGTGGGCGCGAGCCAGATCAAGCATAAGGGCGCCAAATTTTTCAACGTCACGTTCGACAAGAAGTGCCCGGTCTTTAAACCGTGGCGAGAACATACGGACCAATGTTTCGGCGTGTGCACCAGAACGAACACCCTGTTCGCCTTGACCCTTGGCAATCGGCGGAAGACCCATCATCTCGTCAAACATACGCTCATATTCATGGAGCGACATCCAAAGGGCTTCTGGAATTTGAACAATATCCCGTTCAATCTTGGCGTTCGGGTTGGAGTCAGTCCAATACCCACCCGGCTTGTTGAAGCGAGAGAGTGCCTGTTGGTTCACACCCGTCGAGCCGACAAATTTGGTAGCCGGTTCTTCTTGCTTACGTAGCATTTTGTTAATGCCGGTAATGCGTGAATTAATAGCTTCTTGCAGTAGAATTAAGCGAGTGACTTCCGACGTACCCCAAAAATATTCAGGCACCGGATTAGGGCAAAAAAGGCTGAATGGATGGTTGCCTTTAAGGGTTAGGTCAGTTTGTTTGGCTTCCGTATTATAAGAAAACGCGCTGGTAATTTGGTATTTACCGTTAATTAAAATGCTGTCGCCAATGATCTGGAACGTTGCCCAATCACCACGTTTGTCATCCCAAACCCACACTTCGTCCATTTCCAACATTGAAGATTGGACAGCTGGATCAATGTCCGGTTTTGGTTGCGACATCCAGTCTACAAGGCCGCGGCTTTGGTTGGGTAAACCACTGCCCGCTGCTTGAAATGGGTAAAGGCCGCCGGTCACAATGTTCATGGCGGATGCTGATGCGTCACGCATACCACCCGTTAGACCTTGCATGTGTGACTTGGCTTTTTCTTTTAATTCGTTTTCGTCCGGACGACCTTTAATCAAATTGCGAAATTGAGCTGGCGTGATCAGCATACGGTGCGTAAACGCTTCCATATCTGCATCAAGCTTGGTGTGGTTTTCATGCAGCACACCAAAGTTTTCCGGTTGAACTAAACGGCAAGAAAACTCTTTGTTGACGACATTCGATTTTGTAATACCGAGACCTTTACGAAGCGCAATACCAACCGCTTGCGAAATCAAATTGTCCGAATCAGTTTGACGGCAAATTTTTCTAATGCGCGCCGCAGCTACACGGTTTTTTGATTCGTTGACAATATTAGGTAAGTCCGGATCAGTAATTGCAAACCTTAAAGCGACCGGAGAGAAGAGAAGTGATTCGAGATCGTCAAGCGACGAATACGTTTTATTAAACATTGCAGGCGCCGCGTTATCGGCTGAACCTGAAGTCGCGTAAGCATCGAAAAATGCTCCACGATTTTGTCTAGCTTGCCGGGACGACATGCAAATATTCGCCAAATTTCGGGCGAATGATTCGAGATCGCGTGAAGGTATGTGCATGTCATCCCATCCTATCGTTTTGATAAAGCACAACTTTTCTCAATTATATATTGACAAGTCTTTTATATCCAACGTAATCTTTACGTGTTGAGATGGTAAGCTCTCTCAACGTCCCCAGCAATAGGAGTTTAATATGTTTGATATTTCCGAGACTGCCGAAAAGCGTGGCCGTAAGATGGCTCGTAAGGGCCGTAAGTAATACGGATTTAAGAGCGGCGGTCGAAAGACCGCCGTTCTTTACTTTTTTTTCTAGGAGACTATCATGGCATACGGTTCTTCTTGCCGTTCTAAAAAGCGTTCTACTCGTAAATAACCTTTTGGTTTAGAGAGTGTAAATTATGGCTTTACCGCCCATGCCAATGCCCGGTGGCCCTGCCCCCGGCGCTCCCGGACTTCCCGGTGCGATGCCTCCTATGGGCGGCGCGGGTCCAGCAACTATGCCCGGCCCTATGGCTGGTTCAGCCCATCAAGGTATGTCTTCCCTAAAAGTGGGTCTTGAGGCGCTTCAAAAAGCACTTCCCCAACTTCCGATGGGTTCAGCACTTCATCAATCAGTTTTGAAAGCCGTTGCCGATATTGGTAAACATTTGGAAAAAGAAGGCGGCGCTCAAGGCGGCGACCAAATGGGTGCCATTCAACAATTGATGGAAATGGCGCGAGCCGCTAAGACACAGCCAAACATGGCTGGAATGATGCCTCCCGGCGGCGCACCGTCGCCCGGCGGACCCGGTGCGGGCGCACCATTACCACCAACCCCGCCAATGGGCGCATAGGAGTAAATTATGGCACAGGGAAAAGTTCCTACCCCATACGTTAATGACGTTAAAGAAGATCGTAGCGTCATGCAGTACGTCGAATTTGAAGTTATGGGCATTGGCGCGCGCAAGTCGGGCCTTCCATCTGACGGCACAAACCACATTAAGAGCCTTGAACACGTTGATCGTGACGCTTCTAAGGGTTCTGGTAAAAATGGTTCGACTGCTCCAGAAGGTCGGAAATAAGCCATGAGCATGACCCCAGAACAGACTGCCCTTTATCGCTCCAAAGAGTTGATTGACGCACTCTGGAACGACGGTGAAGTTGGCAAAAAAATCCAAGCAGCCGCTAAGGCTAAATGGAACGATGTTAAGACGACTGAGGATATGATTTCCCCAATCGTCGAACCGCATTTGGTTAAACTTCGGGCGATGGAAGAGAAATACGAACGTATTCTCGAAGAGCGTCTTGAAGAAAAGCGCGCAAATGAAGACGAGCGCGTTAAAGTTAAACTCGAAGAGCAGCTCGAAAAGGCTCGGCGCGATTACAATTTGACTGAAGAAGGCTTCAATCAGATGATCGACCGCATGAAGTCTACGGGTAACTATTCGGACGCAGAAGCCGCTGCCGCGTACGTCGCCAGCAAGGCTCCGCCAGCAAAGGTTGCCGGTCCAACTTGGGCACCTCAAGACCTTGATTTGTTCGGGTCCAAGAACCGCAACGATGCTTTGGTTGAACTTCATCGTGACCCAATGGGTTACATGGACTCACAGCTTACCGAATTTGTAGCCGATCCGGATAAATACGTCCGGGACACGCTCGGTCGCGCGGCGTAATAAAAGGACTTAAACAATGGCTCTACCTACCTCACCAGTAGCCACGCTGACCGGAAGCGGTATTACCCCTTCAGGCGCGCTTGGCGCACAGCTCGCCGCCCTCACGCGGCGTGCTTTCTTGCCTTCTGTCTACGTGCAGATTTATCAGTCGCATCCTCTCCTCAGCCTGTTCATGTCGAACGCCAAGGCTGCGCGAGGCGGTGTTAGCCAGATCACCATTCCGGTGCAAGGTTCTTCGTTCGTATCCTTTAACTGGGGTTCGTTCGCAGGTGACTTCCCAATGCCAACCGATCAGGCAGCGATCCAGAACGCACAGTTCTCGCTCAAGCTTGGTATGGTTCCAGTTGGGTTCTTCGGAATGGAAGCCATCATCCAGTCGTCGGAAACGGTTATTCCGAAGCTCCGTGCAGTAATGTCGGACGCGGCTGTTGTGATCAAGCAAGCTTACGCTCAGGCGCTCTACTCCAATAACTACGCCAACACTCAGGTGTGGGACTCGTTGACGCAAGCTTATGATGATGGCACGAACGTTCCATCATACGGCGGTATCTCGCGTACACCGGGATCGTTCTGGTCAGGTCAGCTGATTACGAACACAGGTGCTGCTGCAACAACCCGCGTTGGTATGGCTCAGTTATTGACCCGTATTCAGGCAGGTGCTGGCGGTGAAGCTCCCGACTATGCAGTGATGAACCCAGCCAACTGGGCAGAACTCATGTCAGACTTCATGTCGCTTGAAATGTTCACGACGAAGCCACGGTCGATCTACGAAAAAGATGATGCGGTTAATGCGGGCTTCCGCGCTATCCGTGTTCTCGATACGCCGATCTTCCCCGATCCATTCTGCCCGCTTGGCACTTGCATCGTGGTGAACTCGCGTTACACCGGTCTTTATATGTCAGAATATGCTCCAATGACGTTCTCTGGTTTTGAAAGCCAGATTCCAGTTGGTCAGATTTCGGACATCGGTGTTCTGATTTCGGCAGCCGATCTCGTCTGCGCGAAGCCTTCCTCTGGTGCTCAAATTCAGGGTATCACCGGCGCCGCATGGCCTAACGTTCCGGGCACTTCGCCCGCAGTAATCTAAAGGAGTGACCGATGGGTCTGTTTTCTGGTTCTGGTTTAACCCCTTCGCTTAAAGGCGTTACGACCAACGTAGTTAATTTACAGTCTGGACAAGTTCAGACAATCACCCCTGCCGGTTGGTATATGGTGAGCACGGGTCTTTACACCGTTGTTCAGCAGTACGACCCGATTACAGGTATTTGGCGCAATATCGGTAATGGCGATCACGAAGGCGGTGTCACGTACATCTATTCGGACGGCGTTAATTACCGTCTCGCCAACCAGACCGGCGCTCTCGTTGGTGCATTGATCACCAA